CTCCCTTGGAAGAAGTTGTGTGCAAACTTCATTCTACCATGTGGGGAAAATCACTATGGATTTTTTCTTAGGTGTCCAACTTCATTTTACAATCGACCAAAATTATATAATTGCAGTTAGTTGTCTAAATAGTAGGGCTTCATCAGGCTGTGCTGCTCGGTGGAGTCTTTGGTCCGGCTGGACTTCATGGGCTCGATGGGCCCCCGGGGCCCTGCGTGAGTGCGGCGGCGGTCCGGGCGGTGGGAGCCTCCAGGTGCGGGCGCGGCCTTTCGGTCCGGATGGGCGCTGTGGCCGCTTCTGGTTTTCCGAGGGTCTTCGGCCTTGACGGGTGTCTGACGGGAGCCGGCATCCCGGCTGCTGTGCTTACGGCTCCGGGGGGCGGAGCGGCGGCTGCCCTCCCGGTGGCTCTCCTGGGCCGAAACGGGCTTGCGGGGGGCCAACAGACGGGCGGTGGCATCCATAATATGGTCCCCGGACAGGGGGTCAGGGCGGTCAAATTCTGTGCGGGGCATGGCAGAGCCGGTCTCCATCCGGGCACCGGGACGAGTTAGCTTGCCACGGTGGCCAGGTTCCTGAGTGGGAACCTGAGGCGGCTGGACCGCCTGTACCTCCTGTGAAGCGCTCTTCCCTCTGCGGCGGCGGCGTTTTCGGGCTGGCTTCTCCTCGGCCCTGTCCGGCGCGGCTTGCGCCTCCAGCAGGGCCTGGGCCGCCTGGCGCTTGCGCTCCTCCGCAGCGGCCTTGTTGGCTGCGTCCCGCTGGCGGCGCTGCTCCTTGGCGGCGGCCCGGGCCTCCGCGTCCTCCTCGTTGACGATGCGGCCGCGGGAGTCCCGCTTAGGGGCCTCCAGCACCACCATGGGGAAGGGGTGGTCCTCCACAACTAGGACGGTCCGGCCGATCAGTTTTTCAATGTCCTTCAGCAGGGGCTTCTCCCCGAAGTCACAGAAGGAGACGGCTACGCCCTCCCGGCCTGCGCGGCCGGTGCGGCCAATGCGGTGGACATATGTCTCAGGTACCTCGGGGAGGTTGTAATTGAATACGTGGGAGAGCTCCTCAATGTCCAGGCCGCGGGCGGCGATGTCGGTGGCAACCAGGCAGCGGATCCGTCCGGCCTTGAAATCGGACAGGGCCTGCTGGCGGGCGGTTTGGCTCTTGTTGCCGTGGATGGCGGCAGCGGTGATCCCCTCTTTGCTCAGATCCCGGGCTACTTTGTTGGCTCCGTGCTTGGTGCGGGTAAATACCAGGGCATTTTTCACATCCAGCTGTCCAATCAGAAGGGCCAGCAGTTTGGTCTTATTGCCCTTATCCACAAAATAGACGGACTGTTGGATGGCCTCCACCGGGGAGGACACCGGATCCACCGCCACCCGGGCCGGGTCGTGCAGCAGGGAGTTGACCAGAGCGGCGATCTCTGGGGGCATGGTGGCAGAGAAGAGCATAGTCTGCTTTTTGGCGGGCAGCCACTTCAGGATCTTTTTCACGTCGTGGATAAAGCCCATGTCCAGCATCCGGTCGGCCTCATCCAGAACGAAGATCTCCAGATCCTCCAGCCGGACGAAGCCCTGCTGATACAGGTCCATCAGACGGCCTGGCGTGGCCACCAGAATATCCACACCGCGGCCCAGGGCTTCCACCTGAGGGTTCTGCCCCACTCCGCCGAAAATGACGGTGTGGCGCAGGGATAGGTGTGCTCCGTAGGCGGCGAAACTCTCGCCGATCTGGATGGCCAGCTCCCGGGTGGGTGTGAGGATCAGGGCGCGGAGCCGGTGGTCCGGCGTCCGGGCCGCGCTCAGCCGCTGGAGGATGGGGGAGGCAAAGGCACAGGTCTTTCCAGTGCCTGTCTGGGCGCAGCCCAGTACGTCCCGTCCCGCCAGGGCAGGAGGGATGGCCTGCTCCTGAATGGGGGAGGGGGCCTCATAGCCCTGCTCCTTTAGAGCAGCTAAAATGGGGGCGCACAGCCCCAGGGATTGAAATGTCATGTTGTTCTTCCTTCTTTTTGTTCCGGCCCGTGGGGGATCCAAGGGCGGCCCGCGTTTTCCGGCCTGGAGCCGGAGCCCCGCGGGCTGGGGTCAGGGGAGGCCCTTCTCCAGAAGGGCCAGCACATGAGAGACAGTCTGAGCCAGCTCCTGTCCCGGCAGGGCGTCCACCACTCCGTCGGCGTACTGCTCGTACAGGGGGGCGCGGAGGGTGAGGATGTCCTCCAGCGTCTGGCCGGGCTCCAGGGCGATCCCCCGGGAGTCCAGGTTGTGGATGCGGGACTTCAGCTCATCCAGGGGCACCCGGAGATAGATCACGGGCCCCATGGACTTCAGATGATTGATCGCGCCTTCCCGGCAGACCACGCTGCCGCCGGGGGCGATGACGCAGTGGTCACAGCGGACCGAGCGCACCGCGCGCTCCTCCGCGTCCAGAAAATAGGTTACGCCCCGGCGGTCCAGGATGTCCTGGAGCAGGGCGTTCTCCTGCTGCTGGATGACCAAGTCGGTGTCAAGAAAGCCGCGGCCCAGCGCCTTGGCCAGCAGGACGCCCACAGTGCTCTTTCCGGAGCCTGGCATCCCAATCAGTGTGATGTTGCTCACAGTCCCATTCCTCTCATGCTGCTTTGGTAACAGCCATTAGTTTACCATAGTTTTTACAAAAAAGAAAGTAGGAAAAGCAGTGGACAGGGATTTCTGGGGGGGAAAGCTGGCTGCTGTCCCGGGAGGGCGGGAGGTCGCTGCCTCGGTAGAAAATTTTATTGCAATCGGCGGCGGTTCACGCTAAAATAGACGTGATTCCACCGATAATCGGAGAGTCTGTCCTTTAAAACAGGCTCCTTTTCCAGACTATGCTACGAAAAAGGAGGTATCCGAGTGGATACGATCTATATTACCGGACACCGGAACCCGGACACAGACTCCATTGTGTCGGCCATGGCCTACGCCGCGCTGAAAAACGCTCTGGGCGACCGGCAGTACCAGGCGGCCCGCCTGGGGCAGATCAGCGACGAAACTCAGGCGGTCCTGAACCGCTTCGGCGCGCAGCCCCCCATGCTGATTACTAACCTGCGCACCCAGGTCCAGGACCTGGACTATGACACGCCACCCATCCTCTCCCCGGGCGTCACCGTCAGCCGCGCTTGGCAGATGATGCAGAAGGACAAGCTTTCTGTCCTCCCCATCGCCAATGAGGACGGGACGCTGTACGGGATGATCTCTGCGGGCGATGTGGCCAACAACGATGTGGCCTCGGTCCGCAATCCTGTGATCCAAGATATTCCGGTATACAATCTGCTGTCCGTGCTGGAGGGCCATGTGCTCAACCGCTGCGGCGAGGTCAAGGACACCATCTCCGGCGCGGTGTCCATTGCCCTGCCCACGGACCGGGAGAACCTGATGTTTTCACAGCCGGACAGCATCGTCATCTGCGGCAAGCAGCCGGACATGGTCCGCCGGGCCATCGAGATGAACGTCAGCTGCGTCATCGTCTGTCAGGCTGAGGTAGACCAGGAGCTGCTGGAACAGAAGACGGATACCTGTGTGATCTCTACCCCCTTTGACGCCTACCAGGTAGTGCGGCTGATTTGTCATGCCATGCCGGTCAGCCACGTCTGCAAAAATCACGACTTAGTCTATTTCCATCTGAACGACTATATCGACGATGTGCAGAACCGGGTGCTGGAGAGCCGCTTCCGCGCCTACCCCATTCTGGATGAGAATGAGCGGGTGGTGGGGATGCTGTCCCGCTTCCACCTGTTGCGGCCCCGGCGCAAGCGGGTGGTGCTGATGGACCACAATGAGCGGGCCCAGTCCGTGGCGGGGCTGGAGCAGGCGGAGATCCTGGAGATCGTGGACCACCACCGCCTGGCTGACATCGAGACAAAAAACCCCATCTATGTCCGCAATGAGCCAGTGGGCAGCACTGCAACCATCGTGGCCGGGATGTACCAGGAGAAGGGGCTGATGCCCTCCGCTAAGATGGCGGGGCTGATGGCGGCAGCCATTGTATCGGACACTGTGATGTTCAAGTCTCCCACCTGTACCCAGCGGGACATCGATTTGGCCAACCGTATGGCCCGCATCGCCAACGTCTCTTTGGATGAGCTGGGGAAGGCCATCTTTTCCGCTGGCTGCGGGGATGACAAGACGGTGGAGGCCATGCTGAACACAGATTATAAGGAGTTCCACATCGCGGGGCACAATCTGGCGGTCAGCCAGATCACCTGCATGGACTCCGACCGCCTGCTCAAACGCAGAGACGAGTTTTTACAGGCCATGCAGGCCATCCGTCAGAAGCAGAAGATGGACACAGTGCTGTTGATGATCACCGACGTACTGCTGGATGGTACGCAGCTGCTCTATGTGGGGGATGAGAACACCATTCGCCAGGCCTTTGACATTCACAGCGAGGAGGAGAACTGCGCCTTCCTGCCCAAGATCATGTCCCGGAAGAAGCAGATCATTCCTATGCTGTCCGGCCTGTGGGGCTGATCCATCCGGTCAAAACGCAACGGCTCCAGAAACCGCAGATCAGTTTCTGGAGCCTTTCCATATAAAATAAACAGCAGAGAAAGGCTGCCAGGGGTATCCTTCGCAGTCAGTCAGCACATTGACACGATTTTGGATTTCACATCCAAAACCTTGGCACAGTAGGATTCAGCTCGCCCAAGCATTGAACTACCGAGGATGGGAGGTGGCCAGAGGCCGCCGAAATACCAAAAAGAAAACCACTCGCCGGGCGAGTGGTTTTCTTTTTGTAAAGACCGGTCGAAATCGATCTGTCTGTCAGAAATAAAAAACAGCCGCCCGCAGAGCGGCCCCAAACCGAAGCCCAGTGGCAGCGGTTTGGGTTTGGAAAGGAGGAGCAAGGGAGTGGGCATTTTGTTCCGCGGGAATAAAAGAACGTCGGAGCAAAGCGAACTTTGCTCCGACGTGGTACGCCCGAAGGGACTCGAACCCCCAACATTCAGAACCGGAATCTGACGCTCTATCCATTGAACTACGGGCGCTTCTTTCATAAAGCCTCATTATTATAGCAGGCTTTCCCCGCGTTGTAAAGTGGTATTTTAAAAATTCTTACAAAATTCAGAAAAGGAGGAGATTTTTCGCCCCGATGTGCTTTACTCCGGTTTTTCCATCGACTATAATGTTGTCTGTTCAACAGGCGGCGGACCGGATGCGGGCTGCCGGAGAGGATGGAAAGCCATGACGGAACGGGAGAAAATGCTGTCCGGAGCGCTGTACTGGGCGGGCGCACCGGAGTTGGTCCAGGCCAGACGGCGGGCCAAGGAGTTGTGCAGCCGGTTCAATCAGGAGGCTGTGCAGGACCCGGAGGCCGGAGCGCGGCTGCTGCGGGAGCTGCTGGGCGAGGCGGGGGATGACATCTCCATCCAGCCCATGTTCTGGTGCGACTACGGTTGCAACATCCGCATGGGCTCCCAGATCGAGATCAACCACAACTGCGTCATTCTGGACTGCGCCCCGGTGGCCTTTGGGGACCATGTGTTCATCGGACCCAACTGCGGCTTCTACACGGCGGGACACCCCCTGGACGCCGCCCCCCGGAACGCTGGGCTGGAGTTTGCCCGGCCCATCACCGTGGGGGACAACGTCTGGTTCGGCGGCAATGTGGCCGTCCTGCCCGGGGTCACCATCGGCTCCGGCGCGGTCATCGGCGCGGGGAGCGTGGTCAGCCGGGACGTCCCGCCCAATGTGGTGGCGGCTGGCAGTCCCTGCCGGGTGCTGCGCCCCATCCATCCCGGCGGCACGGAGGAGCCGTAACCATTTGTTGGACGCTTCGCAGAGAGAAAGGAGGACCATGCCTGTCCGGCGGAACCGCCACCGGAATGTGCATCAAAAGCGCCAGAGCCTGCCCGGCGGGCAGGACGACGAGGAGAAGGGAGCATCGAGAGGACGGCGGCCGAGCCGCGGTCTGAAAATTCGGCGGATGCCCTTCCGCACCACCCGGGTGCGTACACAGTCAGCAAATATGCGGGTGACCGCAAAACAGAGGGGCTGTGACCGGGAGACGAGGGTACAAATGTCTGCGAGTTTGTCCTCCCAAAGCTGAATATTAGGAGGAATATTGTTTTATGTGTGGTATTGTTGGCTTTATTGGGACGGAGCAGGCCGCGCCCATCCTGCTGGAGGGCCTCTCCCGTCTGGAGTACCGGGGGTACGACTCCGCAGGATTGGCGGTCTACGACCAGGAGAAGGGACTCCAGGTGGTGAAGGCCAAGGGCCGCCTCCAGGTCCTGTATGACCTGACTGACGGAGGTGCGCTGGTCCCCGGCGTCATGGGTGTGGGGCATACCCGCTGGGCCACCCACGGCGCGCCGAACGACGTGAACTCCCACCCCCAGGTGGGCCAGTCCGGCCGGATCGCCGTGGTCCACAACGGGATCATCGAGAACTACGCCAAGCTAAAGGAGTTTTTGGAGTCCAAGGGGGTCACCTTTGCCTCCGAGACAGACACCGAGGTGGTGGCCCAGCTGCTGGAGTATTACTATGACGGCGACCTGCTGGACGCGGTCTCCAAGGTGCTCCACCGCATTGAGGGGGCGTACGCCCTGGGGATCGTATGCGCTGATGAGCCGGATAAGCTGGTGGCGGTGCGTAAGGACTCCCCCCTGGTGCTGGGATATGGGGAGGGCTTCAACCTGCTGGCCTCCGACGTCACCGCCGTCATCAAGCACACCCGGGAGGTGTGCTATCTGGATGATGGAGAGGTGGCCGTGCTCACCCCCGGCTCGGTCCAGGTGTACAACTCCCTGCTCCGGCCGGTGGAGAAGGAGCGCTCCCATGTGGACTGGGAGATCTCCGCGGCGGAGAAGGGCGGCTATGAGCACTTCATGTTCAAGGAGATCATGGAGCAGCCCAAGGCCCTGCGGGACACCATTTTCCCCCGCCTGCGGGGGGACCGGGTGGTGCTGGACGACCTGACCATCACCCGGGAGGAACTGGAGCGGATGGACCGCCTGTACATCATCGCCTGCGGCTCCTCCTACCATGTGGGGGTGGCGGCCAAGTACATTCTGGAGCGGCTGCTGCGCATCCCGGTGGAGGTGACCCTGGCCTCAGAGTTCCGGTACTGTGACCCCATCGTCACCGACCGGACCCTGGCCCTGGTGATCAGCCAGTCCGGAGAGACCATCGACACGCTGGCCGCCATGCGGGAGGCCAAGCGCCTGGGCGCGCGCCTGCTGTCCATCGTCAATGTGGTGGGCTCCACTATCGCCCGGGAGTCGGATGACGTGCTGTACACCTGGGCGGGGCCGGAGATCGCCGTGGCCACCACCAAGGCCTACTCCACCCAGCTGGCAGTGATCTATCTGGTGGGCCTCTACTTTGCCGAGCTGCTGGGCCGGATCGGGGCGCAGGAGTATCAGGAGCTGGTGGCCCAGCTGCGGCTGCTCCCCTCCAAGGCGGAGGAGATCCTCGCCCATACCCAGGAGATCCAGTACTACGCCTCCATCTACTTCAACCACGACTCCGTCTTTTTCATCGGGCGGAACATCGACTACGCCGTGGGCCTGGAAGGTTCACTCAAGCTGAAGGAGATCTCCTACATCCACTCGGAGGCGTACGCCGCCGGCGAGTTGAAGCACGGGACCATCTCCCTCATTGAGGACGGCACCCTGGTGGTGGCTCTGGCCAGCTGGCATACCCTGTTTGACAAGCTGATGAGCAACGTGAAGGAGGTCAAGGCCCGGGGCGCGGACGTCATTGGCATCTCTACCGCCAGCCACAGGGAGCAGCTGGACGCCCTGGTGGACAGCGCCATGACCATCCCGGACATCCATCCCATGTTCCTGCCCTCTCTGGAGGTCATCCCCATGCAGCTGTTTGCCTACTATGTAGCGCTGATGCGCGGGTGCGACATCGACAAGCCCAGAAATCTGGCAAAAAGCGTCACCGTGGAGTGACTGGAAGCCACCCGGGGCCCGGACGAAATTCGTCCGGGCCCCGGGCCTCTTTATTGGATATTCTCCTCTGCGCAGTTGTCCACCACGCGGACGCCCATCTCCCCCGGCGCGGCCACGGGAAATTCGGCGATGCTGACATCGTCGAACCGGGCGCAGAGGCGCAGCTGGGGATTGAGGCGCAGATCCTCGCCCAGAGTACTGCGGGGCGCCTCTCGTTTCCTCGGCTCCATGGTTCCCATCACCCCCGGCCTAGTATGCCCCGGAGGACAGTCTTTTTTACAAAACATCCCCGCCTCCGAAGCCGGAGGCGGGGATGTGCTCAGGACTGCTGGGTGGGCTCGGACTTGCCCTTAGACCCGCCAGCCATGTTCTGGGCGCCGGACTGGCTCCGGTTCTGGGCTGCGGAGGCGGTGCTCTCCGGGCGCTTCATGCCTTTCTTTGCCATTCAAATCCCTCCGTTTCGCTGCCGCCGCACAGCAACGCGGCGGCGTGGTCCTTCAGATCAGCCATGGAGTTGATCCCATTGGGGCGGGTACGGAGCCGGTCCTGCACATGAGTGGGGAGGGCGTCAAAATAGCGCTTGGCCTCCGGCTCCCGGCGGAACAGGGCGTACAGATCGCGGTACTGCAATGGATATCACCTCGCCATCTAGTATGGACCCATCCTGGGAAGATTATTCCGGGGACGGAATATTTTTTCGTTCCGATCTCAAGGGCGGCATGTCAAAGCCGGAAACAGAGCCGGACCGGAATGCCCTCCCGCCGCTCCTCTTTTCCGCTCTCCGGTCCCATTAAGACGCTGTAAATTTTGGCTGAAAATCCTGCCCTTTCTTCATAAAGAGATAGAAAATCGCGAGGAAAAGAGCTTTTATTAGAGGCGTCGTTAAAATGTTCAAAAATGAATGTCTGGAATTGTGGAAAGTGTGGGAAATGAAATTTGCGTTGTAGAAATTTGAAGGAAATTGAAGTTGATGCATAAAATGAAGTACGCAATATAACACAGCCGCGGAACGGCTGAAAACAAGAGAAGAGGAGAGAGAAAACTTATGCTGACGATCCAAATGGATATGCTGCAGACAGCGGCCCTGGCGATGCTGCTGTTCCTCCTGGGACGTTTCATTGTCAATCACGTTGACTTTCTGAATCGTTGCTGCATCCCTGCCCCGGTGGTGGGTGGACTGATTTTTGCCATCCTGCACCTGGTCACCTATCAGACCGGGATCCTGACTTTGGAGTTCAACGAGACCTTGAAGGATGCCTTTATGGACTTCTTCTTCACCAGCGTGGGCTTCGGTGCCAGTATCAAGTTGTTGAAGAAGGGTGCGCTGCCTGTACTGATCTTCCTGCTGCTGGCCACCATCATGGTCACCATACAGGACCTGGTGGGTGTGGGTATGGCCGGCATCTTCGATCTGGACGGCCGCATGGGCCTGTGCATGGGCTCCGTGCCCCTGGTGGGCGGCCATGGCACCTCCGCCTCCTTCGGCAAACTCTTTGAAGAAGCCGGTGTGGACGGCGCTCTGACGGTGGCTGTCGCCTGCGCCACCTACGGCCTGGTGGCTGGCTCCCTCATGGGCGGCCCTCTGGGCAGATGGAAGATCAAGAAGTACAACCTGAAGCCTCATGTGGCTGCGGAGGATGAGAACCTGGGCGAGCCTGAGACCGTCTACCTCACCAAGGCGGAGAAGCTGGACAGCAACACCTTCCTGGACTCCTTCGTTCTGATCATCATCGCCACTGGCATCGGCACCTACATCACCAACGCCTTTGCCAAGATCGATATCACTCTGCCTGTGTATATTGGCGGCATGATCGTGGCCCTGATCATCCGCAACGTGGCCGACGCTATGGGCAGAGAGCTGCCCCTGAAGGCCATCGATGTGGCGGGCAACACCAGCCTGAACATTTTCCTGGGCATCGCCCTGATGACCCTGAAGCTGTGGCAGTTGGCTGAGCTGGCTCTGCCTATTGTGGTGATCCTGGCAGTCCAGACCCTGCTGATGTACCTGTTTGCCTCGTTTGTGGTATTCCGTGTCATGGGTGCCGACTATGAGGCCGCCGTGATGACCGCCGCCTTCTGCGGTTTCGGCATGGGCGCCACCCCCAACGCCATGGCTAATATGCTGACCATCAAGAACCAGTACGGCCCCGCGCCCAAGGCATTCTTTGTGGTCCCCCTGGTGGGCGGTATGTTCATCGACTTTACCAACTCCACCATCCTGACGATCTTCACCAATTTGGTCAGCTGACTCCGCTCTGTGAGCTGAGAGAACAGCGGGCCCCGATCCTCTGAACCAGAGGAACGGGGCCCGCTTCTTATTTTGTGACCGCTTGTGCCGGACCGGGGCCGATCCGGTGGGAAAGGGGCTTGCATCTCCGAAGAAAATCCATTACACTGGATGCAGCAGAATTTGTTTGAACCGATCATTCTGAACCGAGATCAAAGGGGGCCGCAGACATGATGCTGACACTTGACCGGGGGCGCTCCAGCGGACCACACTTCGGAGAGGGGGATGCCGGATGAGTGGGCCTGCCCACAATATTCTGGGGTCCCTTCCGGTCCCCAAGCTGGTGTGGACCATGTCCGCCCCAATCATGCTCTCCATGCTGATGAGCGCCATCTATAACCTGGTGGACAGCATCTATGTGGCCCAGGTGAGCGAGCTGGACTTTCTGGCCCTCTCCTATGCCTATCCGGTCCAGCTGATGATGGTGGCCTTCTGCGCCGGAACCGGGGTGGGCTTCAACGCCCTGTTTGCCCAGCGCCTGGGGGCCGGGCAGAAGGAGGAGGCCAACCGGGTGGCCTGTCACGGCTTTTTGTTCTATGGGCTGTGCTGGCTGCTGTTCCTGGCCTTCGCCCTGCTGGGTGCGCCCCTCTTTTTCCGCCTGTCCACCGATAACGCGGCGGTGGCGGCGGCGGGGACCTCCTATCTGGTCATCTGCTGCGGCCTGTCCATCGGGATGTGTATGCAGTTCCTCACCGAGCGCCTGCTCCAGACCACCGGCCATCCCGCCGGCTTCATGATCGTCCAGGGCTCCGGGGCCATCCTCAACATCATTCTGGACCCAGTGTTCATCTTTGGACTGGATATGGGGGTGGTTGGGGCTGCCGCGGCCACCGTCATCGGCCAGATCTCCGGGGCCTGCATCGGCTTTTTCCTGCTGTGGCGCATCCGGGGGGAGTTTTCTGTCTCCTTCCGGGGCTTCCGGCCGGACCGTGCCCTCTCTGCGGAGCTGCTCCGCATCGCAGCCCCCGCCGTGGTGATGCAGTCCCTGTCCAGCTTTATGTCCCTTGGCCTCAATCAGCTGCTCACCCGCTGGTCGGACACCGCCGTCTTTGTGCTGGGGGTCTATTTTAAGATCCAGTCCTTTGTGTTCATGCCCATCTTCGGGGTCAACAGCGGCCTGATCCCCATTCTCAGCTATAATTACGGGGCAAAGTCCGCCCCCCGCCTCTCCCAGGCGGTGCGCTTCGGGGTGCAGCTGGCTCTGTCTGCCGCCGCTGCGGGGGCTGTCCTGCTGGCCCTGGCCGCCGGCCCCCTGCTGCGGTACTGCTTCCATGCCGGTGGAGCGGCCGCCGCCATGGGGGTGCCCGCTCTGTGCATGGCCGCCCTCTCCTTCCCCATCGCCGCGGTGAGCATCATCCTGTCCGCCGCCTTTCAGTCCCTCGGGCACAGCGGGAGCTCTCTGCTGATCGCCCTGCTGCGGCAGATCCTGCTCTTGCTCCCCATCGCCGCCCTGTTCCTCTGGCTGGTCCCCGACGGCGTCTGGCTGTCCTTCCTGATCGCGGAGACGATCACCTGTGTGGCGACCCTCCTCCTCTACCGCCGGACCGTCCGCCCCCTGATCGCCGCACTGGCGGTCCCCGGTCCTTCGTCAGACTCTGCTTCTTCCTCACACTGAGCTGCTTCCGGTCTCTTCCTGTGAGTTGGTCGATCACACCAATTTATTCGCTTATTTTTGTGTGATATTGGAATTGCATTTTCCGCAAAACTGTGATACTTAATAAGAATATGATCCAGTTTCAGCATGAAAAGGAGTGTCATCAGAATGGAACGAAGTTGTCCTCTGTCCCGTTTCCGCCCTCTGATCCCCGTCCACGCCATCTTTGACTTAGAATTTCTTTCCCTCTTCGTCCTCTATCTCACAGTCCGCTGGACGCCCCTGCTGGGGGACCTGCTGGCGCTCGGCTTCTTCCCCATCATCCATATTATTTGCCTCTGGGGAGAGCGCCGGTTCCTCCTTGGCGGCGGGGCTGCCGCCGTCCCGTGGGAGCGCCGGTTCCTGCTGGTCCACCTCCCCCAAGCCCTGTACAGCCTGGGGGTCTGCGCCCTTCTGTTCCGCCACGGCTTCGGCCCCCTGGGCCTGCTCCTTCTGGCCCTGAAGGCTGCCGCCCTGTGGTACGGCGCGGGGTACCCGCTCTAGTCCTCAGAACAGGGAGCCTAAAATTCAGAACTCAGACACCCCCGCCGCATTTTTTTGATGCGGCGGGGGTGTCCTGCTGATAAGGTGCTTCTGTTGTCAGGCGCGGCCCAGCCGCTCCATCAGGCGGCGCCAGGGGCTCTCCTTCCGGCCGGAGTGCGCGGTATGCTGGGGGATCTGTTCGGCCTCCGCCACCGCCTCCTGCTGGAACACCTCCTGGCTGGAGCAGGGCAGGGCTCCGTTCCGACGGGGGTGCCACAGCCCGTCCGGGCCCAGCTGGCGGGCCTTGACGTTGTCCGAGATCAGCACGTCGGTGATGTGGAACACCCTGCGCCGAAGCTCCGGGTCCAGGATGGGGCAGGCCACCTCCACCCGCCTCTCTGTGTTCCGGGTCATAAAGTCGGCGGAGGAGAGGAACAGGTCCGCGTCCTCCCCCCGGCCAAAGCGGTAGATCCGGGTGTGCTCCAGATAGCGGCCCACCACGGAGAACACGGTGATGCGGTCGGTCAGGCCCGGGATCCCGGGACGCAGGCAGCAGATTCCCCGCACATTCATCACCACCTCCACCCCGGCCTGGGAGGCCTGGGCCAGCTTGTCGATGAGCTTCCGGTCGGTGATGGAGTTCAGCTTCAGGAAAATATACCCCCGGTCCCCCTTGGCGATCTCCCGGTCAATGAGCTGGATGCACCGGTCCCGCAGCTGATAGGGGGAAACCAGCAGGCGCTCGTATGTCCCCTCCAGGTTGGCGGTGGCCAGATTCTGGAACAGCGCGGCGGCGTCCGCCCCCAGCTCCGGCCGGGCGGTCATCAGGCACAGGTCGGTGTACTGCCGGGCGGTCTTTTCGTTGTAGTTGCCTGTCCCCACCTGGGTGATGTGCTGGAGCCGCCCCCGCTCCCGCCGGGTGATCAGGCAGATCTTGGAGTGGACCTTGATGTCCTCCGCACCGTAGAGGATGGTGCATCCCGCCTCCTCCATCCGCTCGGCCCACTGGATGTTGTTCTGCTCGTCAAAGCGGGCCCTCAGTTCCATCAGGACGGTGACTTCCTTTCCATTTTCGGCGGCTGCGCATAGATACTCCGCCAGCTTGGCCTTGGCGGCCAGGCGGTAAATGGTGATCTTGATGGACAGCACACAGGGGTCGGAGGCCGCCTCCCGCACCAGATGGAGGAAGGGGTCCATGGACTGGAAGGGGTAAAAGAGCAGTACGTCATGACGCAGCACCTGGGGCAGCACTTTTTCCTCCGGCCGGAGGGCCGCGGTGGGCCGGGGGGTGTAGGGCGGGAAGCACAGGGCGGCGCGGCTCTCTGGGGGCAGCTGCCCCTCCAGGGCAAAGACATAGCCCATCCGCAGCGGCGCTTTGGAGAAAAACACCTGCTCCCGGCTCAGGCTCAGCCGCCGGCACAGGGAGTCGATCCCCTTTTCGTCCCGGCTGCCCTGGACCTCCAGGCGGACCGGGGCCAGGCGGTTGCGCTTTTTGACGATCTTCCTCATGTGCTGACGGTAGTCCTCGTCTACCTCGTACGCCTCGTCCTCCGGGCTGATGTCCGCATTCCGGGTCACGGAGATCACCGCCCGGCTCCGGATGGAAAAGGCCGGGAACATCCGGTCTGCGTGGGCCAGCAGCACATCCTCCGTCAGGATATACCGCAGGCCCCGCTCCCGCAGGACGAAGTAGGGGGGCAGGCTCTGAGGGACGGGAATCAGGCCCAGGGCCTCCTGCCCGTCCCCCTCCAATCGGAGCATCACATTCAGGGTCTTATTGGACAGGTGGGGGAAGGGGTGGCGGGCGTCCACCACCTGGGGGGAGAGGATGGGCTGCACCTCGTCCCGGAACCAGTTCTCCACCTGCTTGCGCTCCTTGGTGTCCATCTCCTCCACCGACAGCCGGCAGATGTTGCAGGCCCGCAGCCGGCTCTCCAGCTGCTCCACCACCTTGTCCCGCTGCTTGTACAGGGGGCCCGCCGCCTTGAAAATGGCCTGGAGCTGCTGCTCCGGCGTCTGCCCGGTGCGGCTGTCGATGTGGGGCTCCTTCACCAGTGTCATGTCATAGAGTGAACCCACCCGGACCATGAAAAACTCGTCCAGGTTGCTGGTAAAGATGGCGGCGAACTTCAGCCGCTCCATCAGCGGGACGTCCTCGTCCCTTGCCTCCTCCAGGACCCGCTCGTCAAAGCGGAGCCAGGACAGCTCCCGGTCCTGGGTATAGCGGGTATCCACCATCTTCGGCATACGCTCCCCCTGCTTTCTCTTCGGTGTCCTCCGGCTGTACGGAGGTTTTATAGCTTAGTATAGCACGGTCCGCGCTGTGGGAACATACTTTTTTTGTAAAGTTCAGGTAAAATCAGCTTTGACTTTTCGGCTGTGCCCCGCGCCTCTGATCCAAGGGGCCAAAACCTGCCCCATCCATGTGTGCGCCCGCCGGCACGTTTCCCTGCCGCTTTTCCCCGGTCAAGCCCTTGCAATTCAGGGGAAACTTAGGTATAATATTACAGCTTATAGAAATTTTCTGCGGAAGCGGCAACAATAACAAGAGAGCGTGATAACTTTGAAGTACGATTTCACCGCCATTGAAAAGAAATGGCAGACCCGCTGGGCGGAGGAAAAGACCTTCGCCTGTCAGAACGGCGACACCACCAAGCCCAAGTTCTACGGCCTGGTGGAATTCCCCTACCCCTCCGCTGCCGGCCTGCACGTGGGCCATCCCCGGCCCTACACTGCCATGGATGTGATCGCCCGGAAAAAGCGGATGGACGGCTACAACGTGCTGTTCCCCATCGGCTATGACGCCTTCGGCCTGCCCACTGAGAACTTCGCCATCAAGAACCACATTCACCCCGCCAAGGTGACCAAGGACAACATCGCCAACTTTACCCGCCAGCTCCACATGCTGGGCTACTCCTTCGACTGGGACCGGGTGGTGGACACCACCGACCCCGGCTACTACAAGTGGACCCAGTGGATCTTCCTCCAGCTGTACAAGCACGGCCTGGCCTATAAGACCACCATGCCGGTGAACTGGTGCACCTCCTGTAAGTGCGTGCTGGCCAACGAGGAGGTGGTGGAGGGCGTGTGCGAGCGCTGCGGCGCCCCCGTCATCCGGAAGGAAAAGAGCCAGTGGATGCTGAAAATCACCGAGTACGCCCAGAAGCTCATCGACGGCCTGGACACCGTGGACTTCATCGACCGGGTCAAGACCCAGCAGCGCAACTGGATCGGCCGCTCCACCGGCGCCGAGGTGGTATTCAAGGCCACCACCGGCGAGGACATCAAGGTCTTTACCACCCGGCCCGACACCCTGTTCGGTGCGACTTACATGGTCCTCTCCCCGGAGCACGCCCTGGTGAGGGGCTGGCTGGAGAGCGGCAAGCTGAAGAACGCGGACGAGGTCGTGTCCTATCAGAAGGCGGCGGCTTCCAAGTCTGACCTGGAGCGCACCGAGCTGAACAAGGAAAAGACCGGCGTGGAGCTGGACGGCGTCCGGGGCGTCAACCCGGTCAACGGCAAGGAAATCCCCATCTTTATCTCCGACTACGTCCTGTCCACCTACGGCACCGGCGCCATCATGGCCGTCCCCGCCCACGACGACCGCGACTGGGAGTTTGCCAAGAAGTTCGGCTGTGAGATCATCGAGGTAGTCTCCGGCGGCGAGGATGTGCAGAAGGCCGCCTTCACCGCCAAGGATGACACTGGCATCATGGTCAACTCCGACTTCCTCAACGGCCTGACGGTGAAGGACGCCATTCCCGTCATCACCAAGTGGCTGGAGGAGAAGGGCATCGGCGAGGCCAAGGTGAACTATAAGCTGCGGGACTGGGTGTTCTCACGCCAGCGCTACTGGGGTGAGCCCATCCCCATGATCTGGTGCGAAAAGTGCGGCTGGCAGCCCGTACCGGAGGATCAGCTGCCCCTGCTGCTGCCCGAGGTGGAGAGCTATGAGCCCACCGACGACGGCGAGTCCCCCATCTCCAAGATGACCGACTGGGTGAACACCACCTGCCCCTGCTGCGGCGGCCCGGCCAAGCGCGAGACCGACACCATGCCCCAGTGGGCCGGTTCCAGCTGGTACTATCTGCGGTATATGGATCCCCACAACGATAAGGCCCTGGCCTCCAAAGAGGCCCTGGAGTACTGGGGCCAGGTGGACTGGTACAACGGCGGCATGGAGCACACCACCCTCCATCTGCTTTACTCCCGCTTCTGGAACAACTTCCTCCACGACATTGGCGTCATCCCCTGTGCTGAGCCCTATGCCAAGCGCACCAGCCATGGCATGATCCTGGGCAAGAACCCTCACTATGTGGGCAACGTGGAGACCGAGGAGGAGAAGCAGGCTCTCATTGAAAAGTACGGCAATCAGGCCCTGCGTCCCTCCGTCAAGATGTCTAAGTCCCTGGGCAATGTGGTCAACCCTGACGACGTGATTCGGGATTACGGCGCGGACACCATGCGCCTGTATATCATGTTCATTGGCGACTTTGAAAAGACCGCCGTCTGGTCCGATGACTCCGTCCGGGGCTGCAAGCGATTCCTGGACCGGGTGTGGAACCTGGCCGCCGAGCAGGAGCACACCGGTGAGGCGTACTCCGAGGCCAATGAGGCTGCCGTCCACAAGGCCATCAAGAAGGTGTCCGAGGACATCGAGGCCATGAAGTTCAACACCGCTATCGCTGCCCTGATGTCCCTGGTCAACGACTTCTACGCCAATGGCGCCAGCCGGGGCGACATGAAGGCCCTGTTGCTGATGCTCTCCCCCTTCGCCCCCCATATGTGTGAGGAGCTGTGGGAGATGGCCGGCTACAGTGGTCAGGTATGTCTCCAGGCCTGGCCTGAGTATGACGAGAGCAAAACTGTGGCCGCCACGACCCAGATGGCTGTCCAGGTGTCCGGCAAGGTGAAGGCCAACATCGTGGTTCCCACCGACGCCAGCGACGAGGCGATCGTCTCCGCTGCGCTGGCCGACCCCAAAGTGGCCAAGCTGGCCGAGGGCAAGGAGTTGGTGAAGTCCATCGTGGTCAAGGGTAAGCTGGTCAGCCTGATCTTCAAGCCCAAGGCATAAGCCTGCCCGCTCCACGGTCACAAAAAATTCAAATTTTTCGACCAAAGAAGAACTTGACATTTGACTTGATTTCAAATATAATGGTTCTGTTAAAGCCATATAAATGGCCCTTTCGCAGCAGGGGACGCCCCGCCGCGCCGGAGGGAGGGAAATATAAATGTCGGAAGTCCGTGTCAGAGAAAACGAGTCTTTGGAGAGCGCTCTGAAGCGTTTCAAGCGCAGCTGTGCCAAGTCTGGTGTGCTGGCCGAGGTTCGCAAGCGTGAGCACTACGAGAGCCCCAGCGTCAAGCGCCGTAAAAAGTCCGAGGCCGCTCGCAAGAACCGCAAAAAGTATTACTAAGCCCATGAATCGCCGCAGCACTGATGTGCTGCGGCGTTTTCTGTGCTCTGTTCGGTCCAAACTGTGGCCCTGTCTGTTTTTGGTGACTCCCGTCCCGACCCTACTTTTCTGCCAATCGGGACGGCGGAAAGGAAGTGAAAAAATTTAATTTTCTTGTTGACAAATCGCGATCTGTCTGGTAATATATATCTTGCGCTGAGGCGAGATAGAAAAGCGCACAAAATATTCGGGGGTATAGCTCAGCTGGGAGCGCAAGCAACCGGGTGTGCTCCCCCGCAACGGAGAGCAAAGTCAAAAAATTGAATAGCTCAGAAATCCAGCAAAATCAAGGGTTTCTGGAAACATGGGGGTATAGCTCAGCTGGGAGAGCGCTTGAATGGCATTCAAGAGGTCAGCGGTTCGATCCCGCTTATCTCCACCAAAAACAATGACTCACACAGACCAAATGTGTGAGTCATTGTTCTATCCATACGAAAACACAAAGAGGACGGACACCTGATTCCCTTTCCCCCGGAGAAAAACCAATATAGTTATTGAAGCGGAGATTCGATGATAGAATCTCCGCTTTTTTGTTGTCGTCCCAACAGATAAAAAAGAAATGAGGTTTAACCATTGAAAAAATTTTTTGAAGAACTTTCCCGGCGCCTGAGAGAAGGCGGAGTTGAATCATCCAATGTAGAGGATAGGCGGCTGGAGATTTTCCTCCATGGTCAGCCTGTCCTCTTTGTTTCTCCAGGAAACGATGTGTTCCTTTTTCCTGCCGGAAGCAATAATCCGGAGGCCAGTGAATTGTACCACAGAGTCGCACAGACCGCAGATGAAGTGTACACTTATGTTGAGGCGGTTCAAACTGCGCCCACCCTTCATATCAGCGGTCTGAACGAAAAATTCCATCTGCTGGCGGATTTTGGCGGCGCAGTGCTGGCTGGCCGGGAGTTGGAAAATGGCAGGGGCTATCAGTTTGTCACTTGGATCTGGGACTATAACAGAACCGGTGTGAGCTGCGGACATTATTATGATGAAGATTTTTGCGGGGCCAAGCAGGATTTTGCCGTCCGCTCCGGGCTGATCTCCAAGACCCAGCTTTTCTCACCGGAGGAACTAACTGAACTCTACCGGGCCACAGACTACCTGCTGGATGAAGGTCCGGAGTTGGAAGATGGCCAGCTCAAAGCCTTGCAGACTGCAAGGACAAAGATCGAATACACTGTCCCAGACTTGGCGGACAGGCTGGAGCAGGGACAAAAGCAGGAACCACAAATGGATATGTGAAATTGGAAGAACAGGGGCCACATCTGCACTGTATGTGTAGAGATGCGGCCCCTGTTTTTTTATGCTCAGAAAGAGGGAGACAGCCATGACAAAATATTTCGCCCAAGATACCCCACAAGCCAGTTTGGAGCGCATGATGATGAGCGTCCCCGGTTTCCAGCGTCGCGGCGGTGGGATAAGCTTCAGCAACTTCCATTACAAGCCAGAGGATGTAGACTGCCAATATTGCCTGCACTATCGCCGCAAATCCTGCCAGATTCCCATCTGCCCTTATATTGCAGAGAGGCTGGCCTCCGGCGCTCTGGAATACCATGATCTGGTTCTGGAGTGCTTGGGCAGGCACCTCCGTTTGCGGCTGTACCAAAGAATTAGATCCGTGACGCATTGGGATGGCCCGGATCAGGCCATCCTGCACAAGATCCGTCCGTATTGCCAAAAGGCGGCGAACCGGCCACAGGAAGATATTCCTCCTGTCTACTGGGCAGCCCTCTACCTTTTGGCCTCAAGGGAATCACTTTGGAAGACGGTGGTTCCGGCACTTGCCAGCGGATATATTGACTTTCACTGCATTTCCTGCAGGGGCTTGGCGGTTCGGGACTATCCCATCTTTTATTCCGCCAAACGGCTGTATGAGCGAAAATTCCCCATGGACGCCGGTGAACTGGCAAGCAGGAGCCTGATAGACGATCAGGATTTCCTCAATATCCTTTATGCGACTCTAATTGCCCGGTATGGTAAATCAGTCATGGACACGGAGGAGAGGACATGAGCTATGTGATCAAAGCAGTTTTGAGCAACGCCCAGCATCCGGAATATGGGCAGTTCACCATACCTTTTCCCATTCCACAGGATGCCTACGATGACATGGTGGAAGCCCTGAAAAACATGGAAATTGGAGATCCCATACTCCAGGACTGCCATGTGGACGAGCTTGAAAGCAGCTATTCCATCTTAAAGCGTCTGGAGAAAACAAATCTTAACCTCGATGAACTGGACTACCTGGCCAAGCGGCTGGACAGTTTTGATAACGGTGAGGCCGCTCAGTTCCAGGGGATGGCCTGCAAATTGGGCGTCTCCAATATAAAAGATTTTATCAACCTGACCTTCTGCTGCCAGCAGGCCACGGTCATCACAGATTTCTCCGACCTGGACGCCATTGGGCGGCAGCACTACATGACGATGCAGGGTGGGGGCTGCAGAACCGAGGAACTTGAGCGGCTGGATAGCCGAAAGTTCGCCCTGGATCTGATCCTCAATCATACCGAGGGAAGCATCACCCCCTACGGCGTGGTCTATGACAATGGGATGAAACTGGAGTCGCTTTATGACGGCCGCCACTTCCCCTGTTATCATTACCAGCAGGATTTATTGGCGGTAGGGCTTTCCTCCCGGCAGGAGCCGGAAAATACAGATCAAATCACTTGGCTGCTCCTGCCCTGCTCCGAGCAACAGCTCCAGCGTGGAATTGCACGCTCAGGCGTTACTGTGCATGGGAATGAGTGGTACGATCATGCTGCAGAGAGGGGTGGCCATGCAATCTCCTTTGTCCAAAATTTCTACGGCCTGACTTACCCTGAAGCAGTGACCCGTCTGCTCAACGGTGAACAGGGGGAGGTGTATGTACCGGCGGAGAAAAAAGAAAAAGAGCCACTAAAGGAATTTGCCCTGCCTCCCTCAAACCAGACCATGCGGCGGGTATATGCTTATCTGCTCCAGCAGAGGCACATCAGCCGGGAGGTACTAAGCGCTTTCGCACAGAAAGGACTGATCTATGAGAGCCGGGAATTGTCCATAGATCAGACAAAGGTGTATCACAACGCCGTGTTCGTAGGATTCGATGAACGCGGCGTTGCCCGTCATGCCCACAAGCGGGGGCTCTATACCCAAGGCAAAAGCTACCGGGGCAACATAGAGGGCAGTGATCTCCGGTGCAGTTTCCACTGGGTCGGTACCAGCGACCGTCTCTATGTATTCGAGGCCCCCATCGATCTGCTTGCCTTTCTCACCCTGTACCCGGACGGCTGGCAGCAGCACAGCTATGTGGCTCTCTGTGGTACGGCGGAACATGCTATGCTGTGGATGCTGGAGAAAAATCCAAATCTGCGGAAAGCCATCCTTTGCCTGGATCACGATGCCGCCGGAATCGAGGCCGCCGGCCGGCTCTCGGATATTCTGCGGGAGCATGGCTATTCTCAAATTGCCTCGCTGCAATCCGAATACAAAGACTGGGACGAGGATCTGAAAGCGTGGAATGGACTGGAGGCCCAGCCCGCCGAGGAGCATCCGCAGTTTGCGGTGGCGGGGCTCGTCTGCCGGCGAATCGGAGCCAGGTGCAAGGAAGTTCAGCCGGACCGGGCGGTTTACCAGTTTCCCGGATTGCTCCTGCGGTACCGGAACGACCTCCATTGGGGACGCTTTGACCAGGCGATGGAGCGCATGGAAACCATGGCGGCGCTGGCCCTCTCGGTGGTGCTGCGGGAGTGCAAACAGATGGGTACCGCGCTGACCACTGAGCAGGGCGTCCGGTTTTTAGAAAGCCACATCCTGCCTCATCAGAACCGGGGTATCCTCAAGAACCGGGCGGATGAGATCGCCATGCAATTCCAAAGCGTATTGGCCAAGAACAATTGCCAGGGTATCCGTACCCAGGCAGAGAAAAAAGAGGTGGCCAGCGCATGGCTGGAGCTGGCCATCTCCTGTGCCAAGGTGCCGGTCAAGTACGAGGCCGACGAGATCAAACGGCGGCAGAAAGAGGAAAAGACCCAGAGGGAAGCTGAGCCAGTGATGGCCTAAGCCTGAAACAGCAAAGCGGAGGAATGGCTCAGTCCCACTCCTCCGCTTCTTCCTGGCTGCTTGTTTGTCTGCTGAGATATTCTGCCCGCTCCTGCTTATTGGCTGGCCGGGTTGCCTGCTTTCCACAGTCCGGGCATTGCTCCGGCAGCTCCGGCGCCTCAAACAGATAGTAGCAATGGTCACATGCGCAAATCAAAGCAATCACCTCATACCCATTTATTATAGCAGACAAAGCGAAAACTGAACATCCCCTTCTGATATTAAGGCGTAGATATCAAAAGGAGGATCATGTGCCAACGCAAGTTATAACACTTATCGTGGTAGGCGCCATCATGTTTCTCGTGATCGGCGGCCTCGCGTTTCTCTCCCATTACTATACCCTTGACGGAATCAAATCCAAGACTGTGGGCGACGGCCAGCACGGGACAGCACGATGGGCTACCAAACAGGAGATTCGGCAGACCTATGCCCATGTCCCTTTTGAACCAGAGCTGTGGCGCAAGGGAGAGCATCTGCCGGAAAAGCAGGGCCTTGTCCTTGGCTGCGAAGGGCTCAAAGACCATGTTACAGCTCTGGTGGACACCGATGATATCCATGCTATGGTCACCGCCGCCAGCGGCGCCGGAAAGACCGCGTTCTTTTTGTACCCCAACATCGAATATGCCCTCGCCAGCGGGATGTCCTTCCTCTGCACGGATACCAAGGGCGACCTGTTCCGCAACTACGCTGGTATCGCCAAGGACTGCTACGGATACCAGATCGCTGTGCTGGATCTGCGTAATCCCACCCGCTCGGACGGCAACAATCTGCTTCATCTGATCAACAAGTACATGGACATCTATAAAGCCGACCCCAAAAACCTGGCGGCAAAGGCTAAGGCGGAGAAATACTCCAAGATCCTCGCCAAGACGCTCATCAACACCAGCGGCGGCGACAGCGCCCAGTATGGGCAAAACGCCTTTTTCTACGATTCCGCCGAGGGCCTGCTGACCGCCATGTTCCTGCTGGTGGCCGAGTATCTGCCCACCGAGGACGCGGACGGCAATCCCATTGAAAAGCGCCACATCGTGTCGGTGTTCAAGCTGGTGCAGGAACTGCTGGCCCCCAGCCGGGTGAAGGGAAAGAATCAGTTCCAGCTCCTGCTGGAAAAGCTCCCGCCTAATCATAAGGCCCGCTGGTTTGCCGGGTCCGCCCTCAACACGGCGGAGCAGGCCATGGCCTCCGTGATCTCAACGGTACTGTCCCGCCTAAACGCCTTCCTCGACTCGGAGATGGAGCAGATCCTCTGCTTTGACACCGCCATTGACGCGGAGAAGTTTTGCAATGAGAAATCCGCCATCTTTATCGTACTGCCCGAGGAGGATCAGACCAAGTATTTCATGGTCAGCCTGATCCTCCAAAATCTGTACCGGGAGATCCTCACCGTGGCCGATGAGAACGGTGGGCGGCTCAAGAACCGGGTGGTCTTCTTTGCAGATGAGCTTGGGACATGCCCGCCCATCCAGTCGCTGGAGCTGATGTTTTCCGCCTCCCGGTCCAGAGGACTCATGCTGGTGCCTATCGTCCAGAGCATTACGGGACAGCTGCAGAAAAACTATGGAAAAGAGGGCTCTGAGATCATCGTGGACAACTGCCAGGTCAACCTTTACGGCGGCTTCGCCCCGGCCAGTCAGACCGCGGTGGAACTGTCCAAGTCTTTGGGCAGCCGGACGGTAATGAGCGGCAGTATCTCCCGCGGAAAAAACGATCCCAGCCAGTCCCTCCAGATGATGGAGCGTCCCCTCATGACCCCGGATGAACTCAAGTCCATGCCCAAGGGCAACTTTATTGTGGCCAAGACCGGCGTCCACCCCATGAAGGTCAAGCTGCGGCTGTTCCTTGACTGGGGCATCCGGTTCGGCATGCCCTATGAAGTGCCGGAGAAGGCCCAGCGGTTCGTTGCCTATGCTGACAAGCAGGAGTTGGAGGAGTCCATCATCCGCCGCCACTATGGGACGATTGTAATGGATAGTGAGCAGCCGCAGGGAGTCGGCACATCCGCTGGCGGTATGGCTCAGGGAATTCAGGCCGCACCGGATTCCCACAAAACGGTATTTCGGCCTTGACAAAGGGAAACAGAATGAACAGCTTTAGAAATATCTACAATTCCAATCTAAGCCACAGAGCCAAGAGCGTCTATATGTACCTCAAAGATCGGGCAGACAGCGAGGGACGCTGCTGGCCGGCCATCAGAACCATTGCTCTGGAGTTGGGGCTTTCCCGCTCTACGGTCAAGCGGGCACTGGATGATCTCTGCAGGGCTGGTCTGCTGCAAAAGGACCCACGCTGGCGGGAGAATGGGAGTTTTACTTCCAATCTGTATCATGTGGTATGACGGAGGTGTCCAATGCTGGTTGAGATCGATCTACTGGATTATTTGGCTTATCAAATGGGATGCGGAATTCTTTCTGATCTTCGGCTGTCCCAGCAAAGTGAACGGCTGCACAGGCTCACTGCCGCGATCCCTTTAGGTGCATGCAGTGAACAGGAATGGCTGGATGCGGCACAGTATTTGACAGGCCATGACTGCGCATCAGCACTGGAAGCAAGAAACCGTCTGGTGAGATAGCCTGTAAAAAGCAGACCCTCCCGCCAAGGGGAGGGTCTACATATCATGTGAACCGAGTCCCGGTTCATAATGAACCAACCAGAAGCGCCCACTCTAAGGATTTTATTTAAGACAGAAAATAACAAACAATATCTGGCCTTAAAGGTTATACCGCCTTGCGTTGTGTCCGGCTTTTGAAATTTAATCTTCTTTCTGTGCAGCTGTAATGCTGACAGCAAAATCGTTGACCTCCACGCCATCTTCAGCAGGGATCAGGAGGTACTTGCGCCCGTTGATAATTTGAGTTTCCACCAGGTAACTATACTCTGGATCAGCAGAAATGGTGATCTCAGGTGTCTTGATCTCAAAGCGGCTGCTGTCGATCAGGTTTGCCGGATTCAGGACAACCCCCGAACCAAACTGCTCGCCGCATTTTTCCTGGAATGCTGCCACCTGCTCATCCGCAATCCCGCAGCTTTGAAGGATTTGCCCTATTTCTGAGGCACTCATCTCCAGAGGTTCCGAACTCCTGCTCTCCCTGTGCTCCTTGATTTTCTCACGCAGCTGTTCATGAACAGTCTGCATCACTTCCAGACTGCAGTCAAACGCATCGCTCAGAGCTGACTGGAATGCTTCCTTCTGCTCAACAGCAGACATCGGCGCTTCCACATGGAAGATCGCATCAATGAACTCCTGGTGAATTTCATTGGCCTTCCTGCTGTAAAAGAGAGCGTTTGTACGGGGACAACGTAATTGAGAAACACGGGATAAACCGGGACAGGACGGGAGACCGCGAGAAAACCCGCTATTTGTGCGGGAAACGGGGCATTTTCACCCGGGACAGGGCATTGATCCGGCCCGGCTCTATCAGACAACTTGAGACGAGGGCGTCGACGCGGTCGGCGTCCTTTTTTCATGCCCTGGGAGGCCCTGGGAGGCCCTACAACGGCGGCGGCGCTGCTGGGGCATATCGTACCCACAACGGGGCGAAACCCTTGAAACAAGGGCATTTGAGGGCAAAAAGAGGGCCGCTCGGCCCGTCCCGGAAGTCACAGCAGCAGACAAAGAGGACGGGCTTCGCGGCCCATGGTCACAGTATAGCAGAGACGGCCCCGGAAGGCAAGCGGGCGAGCCGTGCAAACGGGGCGTTAAACCGTGCAAAAATTAACGGCAGGGGGCAAAAACAGGGGTTCGGCGGCTCGGATCGGCGAGACGGGAGCGTTACGAGCTGTTATTCCAGGCGTTACGACGGCAGCGGCGACCGGGCCCAGGCACGGCAAAACGCTCCCTTTTCAAAGTGACATTTTGAGCGAAACCGTGTCACCTTGTCACTTTGCCTGAAATGCCGGGGTTTCCGGGCGTTCTGGGCGTTTTGTTCGTGCTCCGACAAAGTGACAGCATTTTGATTTAGTTTTTAATCATAGCAGGACAAAAAATTAGACGGTTCCGTCGCGAGCCTCACGGCTCCCAGCGGGGCCGCTTTTTTCGTCCTCGCTCCCGTCGAAATATGTCGAGTAAATAGATTCTTTTTTCTCCTCAACTTCCCGCTTGTATTTGAAATGCACCAGCTCAAAAACCTCCTCGCGGTGCGACGGAGGAAGGAGCCTAAACATGGCGAGAAGGTCGGTCTCCATTTGGGACAGGGGGACGCCGTCACACATCAAGGGCGGCTCGTTACTCCGAGCGTTCGCTTCTTCTCCCGTGAGCAGCCAATCCAGAGATCGGCGAAGGGCCCGCCCCAGGGCGACAAGTGAGGAGACCGAGGGAGTGTTTCGATCATTCTCAATATCGCTTATATTTCCGGTAGAAAGGCCCGTTTGTTCGTGCAGTTGCTTCATTGTTAGACCGAGTTCTTGACGCGCAGCGCGAACCCGCTTCCCGATAGTTTCCATAAGTACCTCCATTCGGATAATCGAGTTTTTGCTCGGATAGCCGAAAAAAGCCCTTGACTTACTCGGACTTCCGAGTTATACTTTTTGTAGATTAAAAATTTAAGCAAATCAAGCATAGCACACCACCCACCAAAAGGAAAGACCAAAGGAGGCGGCGGTAGAGTAAAAGCGAGCGGCGAGGGCCTTCACCCCCTTTACTTCAATTCGTTTCCGGCGTCACAAACTGGACACAGCACCACACGGCGGACGCCTCGCCGCCGGATGGGAGCGCCGCAAGAGCGGCACCGATGCTTCGATACTCTACAGAGCGAAGCATAGCGAAAGAAGTCGAGAGAGCTCGCGCGGTTCGGGTCGGCGGGTGCGCCAACACCCCCGGCCCGGTTAGAGGAAGTCATTCTAAGTTTCATACAAGTCGGCCCTCGCCGTTCGCTTTTACTCTACCATATACCGCACCGAAACGCAAAGGAGGCGATCTCTTTGAGACGCGGCAAGAAGCCAACCAGGAAGCAGAAGATCCGGCTCGGACAAGCGGGCCTCTCGCCGGAGAACTGGCTCGTCGTGAAGCAGAAGCAGAACGGGGAGCTCGTCATCCTCCACAAGCACACGGACACGATCCGGGTCGTCCCTCCCCTGGGACAGTGACCCCCACACACAGAAAGGAAGGAACAGCAGCATGAGAAAGATGAAGAAGATCAACGGCTACCTCGTCGTCAAGTTCAACGCCCGGGAGCTCCGGGAGTACGAGGGGACGGCCCTCGGCGAGTATGGCGTCATCGACGCCGAGCTCTACACTGGCATCCTGGACGTCGACCGGGGCGCGATGGAGTACGACAACGCGGGCAGCATGGAGGAGGCCGTGGAGCTGGCCCGGGGCCTCGAGTCGGAGCTCGACGCCGAGGAGCCCGAGGTCAAGGTCACGATCGTCAAGGAGACCGACGAGACCACCGAGGAGGAGGAAGTCGACGCGCAGCAGATGATCGCCGGATGGGAGAACGTCCTCCGGGGGCAGGTCGCGAGCGCCCACTATAAGGACGTGGACGAGCGCACGGCAGCGCATGAGCTTTACGGCTACAAGGTCGCCCTCCGCGACCTGGGCCTCCTGGATCGGGAAGACTGCTACGTCCTCCCGGACACCTTCGAGAAGGAACGTCCTCACCAGGAAAAGCGGGCGACCTTCGAGAACCTTCACCCGGAGCTCAAGCGGCACCGGGAGACGGCGCAGGTCTACGCCCTGGGGCTGGCGCTGGCGGAGGACTGCCCGGACAATGATTGTCGGCTCTATCTCAACATCTTCAACACGGCCCGGGAGCTGGACGCGGCCCTGGATGACCTGGACGTCGACGGCGCTCCGGCGCTCTACTTACGACAGGCGCTCCGGGTACAAGTCGGGGAGCTTGTGGAGCTATACCGGACGAACTACGCCGTCGAGCTGTACCGGAAGGAGGCCACAAAAAAAGAAAGACCGCCCGCAGAGCGGACGGTCTCCGAGCAGAGTGTCGGTTCCACACTGGCCGACCAGTATCAAGCGCATTTCAGCCGGGAACGTGTGGTCGCGGAGCGGCTTAGGTCTCTGCTTCCGCAAGACTCTTTTTCGCGGAAACAAGAGCTTGACAACGATCGTTGACAGCTTTTCCAAGCTCGACTTGATTGACAATTCCCTTTGCAACAAGGAGGTCGATCAACGCAGCGAGAACCGGGTCGTTTACGAGACGGGCGCGGAACTCCTCGTTTGCGAAGTCGTTGTCGGTCTTAATCCATTCGTACATCACGTTCACCCCCTTCCTGGGCTGGGAGCCATATCTCGATTATACCAGCACCAGGAAGGGACACACAAGGAGGAAACAGCAGCATGAAAGCAGAACTTAAACGAGCCGCCGACCTCGTCGCCTTCCAGCGGCGCGAGGCCCTGTCTCGGAAGCGGCTCTCGGGAGACCCCCGGAACCCCTTCCGCCCCCGGTATGGCGCGGAGCTGACCTTCGCCGCCGCGTCACAGGAGGCCGAGACCCTGGGCTATATTCTCAAATTGCTTGAGAAAGAAGCGGCCCGGGAGTGTGCGAGGCGGGTCTTCCCCACGCTGGACGCGATCCTCGACTTCGTCGTCGGCCTGGGCCTCATGGCCCTCGGGGGCCTGGGGCTCGCCGCCGCGTGTGTCGTGGCAGGAGCGCCGGACAGCTTCACCCGTGCGGCGGCGCTGCTGGGCCTGGGGTTTATGGCAGCGGTCAACCTGCACCGGCAGAAGCGGAAGTAAATCTAAGAACGACTACACAGGAAGGAGGACAGCGGTGAAAAGCAACGGTAAACTTTGCCCCCTGGGGAAGCTCGTCGTCAAGGCGCTCACTGACCAGGACAAGACGAAGACGCAGCTCGCCGCCGAGATCGGAACGTCGCCGCAGTATCTAAGCTACATTCTCTACGGCGTCCGCTCGGGCGAGAAGTACCTCCCGGCGATCATCGCGGCCCTCAACCTCGACCCCCGGAAGGTCGAGAAGGTAACGGCAGCGTAACACCAGGAAGGGAGGGACAGGAGTGCCGGACGTATTCATCGGGCTCAAGGAGGCCGCAGAGTTTGAGGGCGTGAAGTATAACACCCTCGTCCAGCGGATCAAGCGAAGCCCCAATCAGTACAAGACCAGAACGCAGCCCCAGGAGAACGGCGGCAGAGAGCAGGTGCTCGTCTCCGTCGACTCCCTCACAGCCAAGGGCCGAAAGGCGTGGCGGGCGGCACAGAAGATAGACGGGAGGGATGTCGTCATAGAGAAGCGAACAGAGTCCGCGCCCTGGTATGTGGGCGTCGACCTCAACCACTACACCGAGCAGCACAAGAAGGCGTTCTACGAGGCCGTCGAGCTGGCGGCGAGGGTGCAAGACTTCATCGACTACGACGGCCCCGACCGCACGGCCTACGCCGAGCGGTACGCGCTGGGCCTGGGAGTGAGTCTCCCGACCCTCTACCGCTACGTCGACAACATCCTCAAGGCGAACGCCTGGGCCCTCAAGATGGAGAAGGAGGACGGCCAGAGCCGGGACTATTTCCGGGCGCTGTCCTTGTGTCGGAAGCCGAAGGCGACCGCCACCTTCCCGAGTCTCACGGATGAGCAAAAGGCACTCATTCAAAATATATGGTTCGACCGGCGCTTCGCGGCCAACCTGGGAACGATCGAAATGCTCTACGAGAAGTTCGAGGAGGTCGCCGAGGGCCGGGGCTGGGAGAACTACCCCAGCATCAAGACGGTCGCCCGATACATCAAGCACCTTATGGACAGCCGGGGCGGAGAGTCGGCCCGCTACCTCGCGGCCAACGGCTCCCGGGAGTGGAAGAACAAGAAGATGCTCAAGGGCAAGCGCGACGCGACGAGCCTCAAGGTCATGGAGTACGTCGTCGGCGACGAGCACACCTTCGACTTTTGGGTTCAGTGGGTCGCCCCGAACGGGAAGATCAAGGCCGTCCGCCCGAAGCTCGTCGCATGGATGGACATGCGGAGCCGGGCGATCGTGGGCGACGTGGCTTGTGTGGACGCCAACAACCAGACCCTCAAGGAGAGCCTCGTCAAGATGCTCTACTCCCACCCGGGCGGCGTCCCCCACATCCTCCACGTCGACAACGGCAAGGACTACACGGCGAAGACCATGACCGGCCAGAGCCGCAAGAAGCGGAACATCGACTTCGAGTTCGACGCCGAGACCGTGGGCTTCTACCAGAGCATCGGCATCGAGGAGGTCGGGCGGTCGCTCCCCTATCAGCCGTGGGACAAGCCGATCGAGCGCTTCTTCTCGACCGTGTGCTCCAAGTTCTCGAAATGGTTCGAGAGCTACACGGGAACCCTCACCGGCTCCAAGACCTACGCCAAGCGGCAGAAGGACGTCGACGGTATGCTCGAGCGCGGCGAGCTGCTGACGATGGAGGAGTTCTTCGAGGCGTGGACGAAGTGGAAGAACGAGAAGTACCACACCCGGGAGCACCGGGGCCTCAAGGACGCGGGCGAGAAGTGGATCACGCCGATCTCCCTCTTTGAGAACGGCGAGCGCTATGAGAAGGCAGCTCCGCCCCGCGAGTATGCGGCGATGCTGCTCATGAAGGCCGACACCGCCCGCGTGACGAACCAGGGGATCAACAAGTTCGGCACCCTCTACACGGACTACGAGCTTTGCCACTACGTCGGCAAGCATGTCGGCATCAAGTGGGACATCGACGACGTCACGAAGCTCTACGTCTTCGACCAGGAGGGCCGGAAGATATGCGAAGCCGTCTCCGCCGAGCTGCTGGCCTTCGGGCCTCACTGTTCGCAAGCGGCGCTCGAGCGCCACCTCCGCGACCAGAAGCGGCAGGAGAAGGAAATGCGGGAGATCCTGGACAGCATGACGCGGCCCTACGAGCTCCGCGTCCAGGAGGGCGGACGGCCCTCCGAGGCGGTCGGCATGATCGACTTGACCATCAAGGCGGATCGGCCCTCGAAGGTCGTCACCCTCCCGAACGACAAAGAGTTCCGGGCGGAGATGGCCACGAACCGAAAGACCGGGAAGAAGGCATCCGGGGACGAGTTCCTCGGGAAGAAGGCAGACGACGCCCTCGCTCGCTTGAGGGCTATGAACGAATAGGAGGAACAACATGGAAATCACAGCAGCAGCGGCCCAGGCCACAACCTACACCACCGGCAAGACCCTTGCCGAGCAGATCAACGACTACCTCGCAGCCTCGAAGACCAGCATCGCCACCCTGGCGAGCGAGATCCCGGGCTATTCCCGCCCGACGATCTCCCGCTACCTCTCCGGCAAGTACGAGGGGGACATCTCCACCATCGAGAAGCTCCTCGCGGACTGGCTGGCCCAGCGCACAGGCGAGGCCGTGGAGCTCCCGGAGCCGGGGCGCAAGACCGGACGGAAGCCCGTCTTCTATGAGAGCCGGGACGCCCTCAAGGTGCTCGGCGTGTGTCAAAGCTGTCAAGAGTACATCGGCCTCGGCATCGTGGTCGCCCGCAGCGGCTACGGCAAGACCTACTCCCTCCGGCAGTACGCGAAGCTCCCCCGGGTCGCCTACATTGAGTGCGACGACACCATGAGCAGCCGCGATCTTGTGGAGGCAATCGAGAAGGCCCTCGGCATCCCCAGCGGCTACGGCACTATCTGGCGCAGGGTCAACGGCATCCGGGACTTCTTCAACACGAACAAGGGCTACCTCCTCATCATCGACGAGGCGGACAAGCTCGTCTCGAAGTACACCCAAAAGAAGATGGAGATCCTCCGGGCGATCTTCGACCAATCCGACGTGGGGCTCGTCATCGCCGGAGAGCCGAAGCTCGAGGCGCAGATCAAGACCTACCTCGCCCGCATGGCGAACCGGGTCGACTTCTATGTCTCCCTCAAGGGACTCGACCCCTCGGAGGTGGAGGGCTACCTCGAGGGCTTCGAGGTAGATCCCGACGCGATGGTCGAGCTCAAGGCCCGGGCCTGCAACATGCAGACCGGATGCTTCCGACTCCTCGACCGAACCCTCTCCAACGTCTCCCGCATCCTTGAGGAGCGCGGCGAGAGAGTCGTCACCGTGAAGATCATCGAGCAAGCCTCGAGCCTCATGATGCTCTAACACGGAGGGGGCCGGGACAATGAAAATGAGAAAGCAGCGTCTCATGGGTCTCGCTATGCTGGCGATCACCGCCCTCATCCTGGTCATGGCCCGAGACGGGAAGACGCCGGAGGACAGCGACGCGACCGCCGCTCTCCTCACCGGGCCGCTCGGCCTCTATATGCTCCTCTCTAAGACCTACATCCTATACGACGGCGAGGAGCCGGAGGAGGCCACCGAAGCAAGCCGCAGCGGGGAGGCAACTCCCCGGGCATATATCAACAAGCACAGAAAGGAAGGAGCCTACACATGGCAAGGAAAAGAGTGGTCGAACCCTCCGGGGTCAAGACCTGGGAGGACGCGAACGACGCCCTCCGTCAGATTGCAGAAGCGCAGCTCGCCGTCCAGGACATTGAGGGCGAGATGAACAAGCAGATCCTCGGGGCCAAGAAGGCCGCAGAGGAGCAGAGCAAGCCCCACAAGGACAGGATCGCCAAGCTCGAGCGCGAGCTCAAGGACTTCGTCACCGAGCACCGGGCGGACATGGGGAAGGCGAAGTCGAAGATCCTCACCTTCGGCGAGGTCGGCTTCCGGCTCTCGACCTCCGTGTCCCTCCCCAGGGCGAAGGAGAAGATCGAGGAGATCATCCGCCGCCTCAAGAACCGGCAGATGATGGACTGCATCGTCGTCAAGGAGGACGTCTCGAAGGAGGCCCTCAAGAAGTACGGCGAGGACACCGTCAACGCGGTCGGCGCTACCTGGAAGCAGCAAGACGTCTTCGGCTACGAGCTGGACTTCGCGAAGCTGGAACAGGTCAAGAGTGGCATGTAAGGGGGCGGGCTTCATGCGGGTCGACATCACCACCACGAGAAAGAAGTACCGGGTCATCTACGCCGACCCTCCATGGAAGTTCAGCAGCAAGGAAGCAACTGGAAAAACGCGG